GCCCCCTCGGCGCTGCCGCCGAGCGGTTTGATCCCCCCGAACTGGGATAGCGCGGGGAATCCGCCCGCCCAGGTCCAGATGCAGAAGGGGCAGGGGCTGGTCGACACCGTCACTGCGGATGTCTGGGAGTTTGTCGGCACGGGCTACACGCCGGGAGGCTGGGTCAACCTCGGCGCCGTGCAGGGGCCACCTGGGGCGAACGGCCCGCAAGGCATGCAGGGCATTCAGGGGCCGGGTGGACCGACCGGCGCGGCAGGCCCGCAAGGACAGCAGGGCGCTCTCGGCGCGCAAGGTTTGACGGGTCCGCAAGGCCCTCAAGGCACGCAGGGGCCAGCTGGACCGGCAGGGCCGCAGGGAATCGACGGTCCGCAGGGCGAGCAAGGCCAGGACGGCCTGCAAGGCCCCGAGGGCGATCCTGGGCAGCCTGCTCAGTCCGTGCTCGTCGTCGGCAGCTTCACGGTGAACACGCCGGACATGCTGCCGCAGTCCGGCTTTCTCCCGATCAATTGGGATTCGGCCGGAGTCCCGCCGACAAACATCCAGATGCTCCTCGGGCAGGGGCTCATCGACACGAACACGAGCGCGATCTGGGCCTATGTCGGGACATCGATCTCTCTCACGGGCTGGGCCAATATCGGCAACGCCGTCGGCCCGCCCGGTCCGTCCGGCGCGCAGGGGATTGCGGGTCCGGCAGGCGATACCGGGCCGGAGGGGCCGACAGGGCCGCCCGGACCTCAGGGCTCGGCGGGTCCGACCGGGGGGACGGGGCCAGCTGGCCCGCAAGGCCCAGCAGGGCCAGCCGGAGCGACCGGGGGCCAGGGACCGCAGGGCGCCACCGGATTAACCGGCGCGACGGGGGCAGCCGGGCCGACGGGGCCTCAGGGGCCGATCGGATTGACCGGGCCGATCGGATTGACCGGACCGGCCGGACCGGAGGGGCCGCAAGGCGTTCAGGGGCCAACCGGACTGACCGGACCCACTGGGCCGCAGGGCGTGGCAGGCCCAACCGGACCGCAGGGGATTGCGGGTCCGGAGGGGCCGCAAGGCAACGACGGACAGACCGCGATTATCGTCGGCTCTTTCGGCGCGTCGAAGACGATCGCCGAGCTGCCCACCAACGGCATCATCCCCGCGAACTGGGACGCCCCTGGCGTGCCGCCCGCGCAGCTGACGATGGAACTCAGCCAAGCGCTCGTCTACACGCCCGACGAACATGTCGTGGTCTATGTCGGCACGAGCGTCGTGACGGCCGGATGGGTCGACATGGGGGCGACCGAGGGGCCGCCAGGACCGACAGGTGCGACCGGGCCGCAGGGCGTGGCAGGGCCAGCTGGCCCGAACGGCGCAACTGGACCGGCAGGGCCTCAAGGACCAATCGGCCCGACGGGCGTGGCAGGCCCGACCGGATCGCAGGGGCTACAGGGACCCGCTGGCCCGACCGGCTCGGCCGGACCCGCTGGCGGCACCGGCCCAGCCGGACCGCAAGGCCCCGCAGGACCGACAACCGTCTCCGCGAATGCGGGGAATTTCGCGACGCTCGGGACCGATAACCTCATCTTCGTCCCGACTCCGGTGACCTCGAACGCGGTCGCGCCGACGAATCCTCCTGCGAATCAGCTGTGGTTCGATCTGACGGGCGGTCAGACGTACATCTGGGTGAACGACGGCAACTCAAGCCAATGGGTTGTGGCGAACAACGCCAGCGCCGCGATGCAGGGCTACCTCCCCCTCATAGGCGGCGCACTCAGCGGACCCCTGACCGGCACGGCGCTGACTCTCAGCGGCATGCTGACGGGCGTGAACGCCACGCTCACGGGCGCGCTCGCCGCCAGCGGCGGCGGCACGCTCGGCGGCACATGGACGACCAGCGGCGCTTGGACCTTCAGCAACAATGTGACCGTCAACGGCGCGATCACGACGGGCGCGTTGACGGCCAACAACGGCGTCACGATCGAGGGCACTCTCCCCAGCGGGCCATGGGCGACCTACGGCCAAGTGATCGATGGCGGCACGGACGGGGGATGGATTGCGCTGAACGCTGCGGCGACCGGCACTGCGACAAATGCCGGTTGCGGCATCATGAGTTATGTCGGCGGCCCCACCATGCCGCGCTGGCTTCTCATGCTCGGCAACGGCGCGGCCGAGACCGGCGCCGAGGCTGGCTCCGATTTCCAGATCAACGCTTACGACGATACGGGCGCCAATATGGGCGTTCCGTTCGCGATCGCCCGCGCGACTTTCGGCGCGACCTTCTCCGGCATGCTCAATGCCAACGGCGGCCTGACCATTCAAGGTCAGGTGACGCAAAGTCAGCCTTACGGTGGGCTTGGCCAAGCCAGCCCTGGCTTTACCTATTTCGTCGCTGCGGAAGGTAACGATTGCTTCCTAAGCTTTGTGATCCCCAACTATATCGGGACGAATTTCGGCGTAAGCATGAATAGTTATCTCTACTATGGCGGCTTCTCATTTGGCGCAAACGTCCTCTGGCAGATGTGGTCCTCGCGCGACTTCGCCAATCCGGCTTGCGATTACCGGATCAAGGAGAACATCGCGCCGCTGCCCTCGACTTGGGCGCGGGTCAAGGCGCTGAAGCCGATCAGCTATCGCCAGAAGGAATATTCCCACGCCAGCGCGCCGAGGGGCACGAAACCGCTCCTTGAGGCCGATCCTAGAGAACGCTGGGGCTTTGTCGCTCACGAATTGCAAGAGACGCTCGGTGAGACTGCGGCTCATGTGAACAAGGATCATCCTGATCAGCTTCAGGCGCCGAACACGTTGGCGGTGATCGCGGCGCTAACCAAGGCGTTGCAAGAGGCGATGGCGCGCATCGAAGCGCTGGAAGCGAAGGTCGCCTGATGGCTGCTCTCGATTGGCCAGCCTCGCCCACCGTCGGGCAACAGTATTCGGGAGGCGGCGTCTCGTGGACCTTCGATGGGGTCAAGTGGACGGCGTCTGGACTCTCTCCCGGTTTCCTGCCGCTGATCGGCGGCGCGCTCACGGGCGACCTCTCGATCAGCGGGCCGGACGCGAACACGCTCTCGCTCGCCGCTGCGGGCACCAACTGGCCCGGAGTCAGGTTCACCATCGCCTCTGGGAAGGGCGCGTGGATCGGCTCTTATGTCGGCGCAACCGAGCGCTGGGAGATCGACCTCGGCAACGGCATCGCTGAATCGGGCTCCAACGCGGGCTCGAATTTCCAGATCGCGCGCTACTCCGACACGGGCGTCTTCATCGACGATCCGATCGTCATCAACCGGGCGAACGGCTCCGTCTATTTGTCCCAGTCTCTCGTCGCGCCGAACGTGGTGGGGGCGAACCGGCTCGACAATGGCGACATGCGGATCGACCAGCGCAACGGGTCTGGAAGGAATGTTTCCGGCAGCGCTTGGGTTTGCGATCGGTGGTATTATTTCGGCACGGCGGCGGGGATGATCCAGTGGACACAGATCGCCGCCACGGGAGCGCCTTTGAACGCTGGCTTCCCGTATTGCATGAATTTCAAATCGCTGTCGGCGCACACGATCGCCGCCGCTGATCAATATTTCCTTTATACGGCTATCGAAGCCGACAGAATGAGCGATTTTCGCTGGGGAACAGCGCAGGCGCAGCCGGTCACACTGAGTTTCTGGGCGGAGTCTAGCAAGACCGGCAGTTTCAGCGGCAGCCTTCAGAATTACGCCGGGACGAGATCGTATCCCTTTTCCTTTTCGTTGCCGACCGCAAACACTTGGACGCAGATCAGCATCACGATTCCCGGCGACACGGCGGGTACGTGGATATTAAGCGGCAATGCCGGGGCGCTCTTGCTCAATTTCGATCTTGGTTGCGGCTCGACCTACAAACATGCGGCTGGAGCATGGGCGGCCGGAAATTATTATGGCGTGACCGGCGGCCAAACGATCGTGAACACGAACAACGCCACCTACAACATCACGGCGGTCAAGCTGGAGATAGGCTCCGTAGCAACGGCGTGGCAGCGCAAGACGCTGGCTGAGAGCCTGACCGATTGCCAGCGGTACTACGAGTCTTGCGGATCGCCGCAGGTCCCGATGGGCATAGGCTTTGTTACCGCGTTCACATACATTGGCGCAACTGTTGCCTACGCCGGAACTTTTATGCCCTTTGCGACGACGAAACGCGCCGCGCCGAGCGTCACCATGCACTCGACGGCGACCGGCGCAGCAGGAGTGATCTCAGATTCAAATTCGAGCGTGGATGTGACTTGCAACCTACAGGTCCTAGGCGCTGGGTTTATGTATTTCGCGAACGCTGCCAACCCCGCTGCCAACGTAAATTTTCAAGGCTATTGGGAGGCCAGCGCGGATATCTGACATGACCTACACGCTTTCGCCATTCCCGACGATGGTCATCCGCGACGCGGATCAGGCGCATATCCCGTTCGATCCAGCCAACATGGACTATCAGAAATATCTCGCGTGGCTCGATGCGGGGAACACCCCCAACCCACCTCAGATCGCCGCGCCGCCTGAAGTCTCGCAGCCGATGCCCGTCACGATCGAACAGCTCGTGCCGCCGCCCGCCCCGGAGCCTCCAGCTCCGCCTCCCGCAGCTCCACCTCCGACTCCTCCTCCACCTCCCGTCAAAGGAGGCCTCACGGGGATATGAGCTACACCTACGCCAGCTTTCAGACCGCGCTCGCGTCGGAAATGGTCGTTCCGAACAACAACGTGAACGATCCGAATTTCGTTCTCATCCTGCCGACGATCATCGATTACGCCGAGCAGCGCTGCTATCGCGAACTCGACTGCCTGCACGCCGAGACGCAGCAATGGTTTCCGATGGTTCCCTTCCAGCGCGCGCAGCAATTCCTGGCGAGCGAGGCCACCTTCTCGAACCCGGCTCCGGCGCAGCAGATCCTCATCGTCGAGCGCGTCTCGATCCAACCCGTCGGCGCGACGCCCCAGGTCGCTGGCGTGGCGCCCACGTCGGGAGGCGAGCCCGCCCTTCCGACCACGGTCGACTATCTCGACGCGATCTATAGCGGCCTGTTTCCGAATCCGGGTCCCTCCGGGCGGCCCGTCAATTTCGCCCCGCTCACCGACACAATCCTGGCCTTCGGCCCCACCCCGGACCAGGCCTACTCCTTCGTCATCCACGGCAAGTGCAGGCCGGTCCCGCTCTACAACGCGCCGCCGAAGGACGGGACGCAGACGACGTTCCTCACCTCGGTCTTGCCCGATTTGTTCCTAGCGGCCGCTATGGTTTCCGCGTCCGGCTATCGCCACAACTTCGGCGCTCAGTCCGACGATCCGCGCATGGCGGTGAGCTGGGAGGGCCAGTACAACGAGCTGCTGGGCTCGGCGAAAAACGAAGAGACCCGGAAGCGCTTCCTCGGCTGGAACCAGATGTCGTCCTACAGCGCGAGCCAAGCGGCGCAACCGCAACCGGCCCCGGCGGGATGATCGATGCCCTTCAGCACCGTCAAGCTCATGCCCGGAGTCAAGGCGGTCCAGACGCCTACGCTCCTCCAGGCGAATGTCGTCGCCTCGAACATGATTCGCTGGAGAGGCGGCCTGCCGGAGAAGTACGGCGGGTGGATGAATTTTTTCAGCAACCTCGGGACGTCCGGCGGCCCTGGAAACGCGACGGTCGCCGGGATCTCGCGCGAGCTATGCGCCTGGGCTGATCTCAACATCGCCAACCATCTCGCGATTGCCGGGACGGCGGGGCTCAACGTCCTCACGCCGACGCCGAACGGCACGCCAGCGAATCAGAACGTCACGCCGACCTACGTCGTCAGCACCGATCCGGGCATGACGTTCACGACGACGGCGGGCTCGCCGATCGTCACGATTTACGACCCCTCGGCCCAGATCAACAACTACTCCTCGGTTCAGATCCAATGCCATGTCGCCGTCGGCGGCATCATCATCTTCGGCATGTTCCCCATCCTCACGATGCTGACGGCGGAACAGTACGAGATCATGCTGCCCTTCGACGCGGTCACCGACGACGCCACCGCTGGGCCGTGCGTCGCCTCGTTCGCCACGGTCGACAACAGCGAAGTGGTCACCGTCAATTTGCCCGACCATGGGCTGGTGGTGGGCTCAACCTTCGCCCTTCCGGTGCCGACGATCGTCGGCGCGGAGGGCGAGGTCACGCTTCAGGGCTTCTACAACGTCCAAGTCATCATCGACGCGAACAACTTCATCATCTTTGCGCAGACCTCCGTCCCGACGGCGGCCACCGTGTGGGAGGGCAATGCTGCCACGGGCGACAACGGCCTGCCTCAGATGATCTATTGGACGACGCAGGCGCCGCTTCTCCCGAACTCGGGCTGGGGCGTCGGCGGATGGGGCGTCGGCGGCTGGGGCTCCGGCGCGCAGCCGGTGCCGATCGGAGGCTCCCCCTTCCCGCCGCCTCCTGGGACAATCGGATTCGGCAACGTCTCGGGCGACGACTGGAGCCTCGCGAACTGGGGCTCGCAGCTGATCTCGAACGCGACCAATGGGCCGCTGTTCTACTGGGACCCGATCAGCGGCATTCAGAACTCAGGCGTGATCGCCAACGGGCCGGACTACGCGACCGGCTTTTTCATCGGCATGCCTGAACAGCAAATCGTCGCCTATGGAGCAAGCACGGCGCAGATTCAGGACCCGATGCTCGTCGCTTGGTGCGACAACGCCGACTATACCGACTGGACCGCAAGTGTTTCCAATCAGGCTGGAACATACCGGCTGACGCGCGGAAGTAGAATTGTAGGTGGCATCCAGGGGCCTCAACAGGCGATGCTTTGGACAGACGTTGGGCTCTGGGCCATGGCGTACATCGGATACCCTGACGTGTTCGGTTTCAACGAGATCGCGCAGGGCTGTGGACTTATCGGGAAGCACGCCATCGCGGTGTACGGGCCTCAGGTTTTCTGGATGTCGCGCGACGCCTTCTGGATGTACTCGAACGGCGTCGTGCAGCGGCTCGCCTGCGACGTCTGGGACGTCATCATCAAGAACCTGAACAGCACGAGGGACAGCAGCGGGAATTATATCTATTTCCCGCACATCCGAGGCGCGGCGAACAGCGGCTACGACGAGGTCACTTGGCACTTCCCCTCGCAGGCCTCGACCAACGGCGAAAACGACAGCTGGGTCAAATTCAATCCGGTCACGGGCGAGTGGGACTACAGCCTCTCGACCCCGCAGCAAGGCATGATTGGCAAGACGCCGATCAATGTGACGGCGTGGATCGACAACAACATTTTCGGCCACCCGCTCTCGTCGATGATCGCCCTCCCAAGCGCGACCAGCTCCATGATCATGACGCACGAGATGGGAATGGACGCCAACGGCTCCCCGATCAATTGGATGATCCAGACCGGGTTTTTCATGCTCAGCGACGGCGAGGACAAAGTCTTCGTCGACTTCCTGCTGCCCGACTTCCGCTGGCGGCGCTGGCAGGAGCCGCAGAGCGTCAGCGCCCAGGTCCAGATCACACTCTACACGGCCGAATATCCGGACGATCCTCAGGATCAGTGGGTGGCCTACGGCCCCTTTATTGTCACGAACGCCACTGGAGGGATTGAGCCCCGAGCAAGAGGGAGGTATTTCTTCGCCGAGATTCAGGGCAACGACCTCGGATCTTTCGTTAGGTTGGGCGGTATAAAATTCCGGTTCGCTCCCGACGGGAGGAACTGAGTTGGCGGGCCAGATCAGCGGCGGCGAATTGCAGACGTTGATCTCAACTCTGCAAAACGGAAACACGCAACTAGGCCACATCTACTCGTCGCTCGGCGGCGTCGCAGCGCTTAGCTCTCTCGCCTCGTCGCTCTCCGCAATCGCCTCGGCCGCCGTCGCCATGCAGATGAGCGAGGTTGTGGCGCAAGCTGGCCCTGGCTCAGCGGACCCGCTGCCGGACGCGCCCGAGGGCTACGTCACCATCAATATTCCTGGCGTCGGCGAGCGTCTCATCCCTTACTACCCGGTGAGCTAGATGAACGGCTCCGGCTACAACCCGTCGTCGATTGCGATCAAGCGCATGCTCGGCGCGACGCGGCCGGTTCGCCCGCCGAGAATGCCCACGCCGAACGCGAACCCGAAACTTGGCGGGTCTCTCAATCTCCGCTCGATGATGCGGCCAGGGCGCGCGTTCGGCGGCCCGATCTCCGACAGTCCCGAGAGCCCGTTCACGGGCGGCATCATGTCGCTCGGGGCAGGCCGCGCCGACGACGTCCCGATGCATGTCCCCGACGGGGCCTACGTCGTTCCAGCCTGGGGGGTCAGTCACCTGGGCGAGGGGAACACCATGAGCGGCATGGCTGTGCTCAAGGGCATGTTCGGCAGCCCGTGGGGCGCGCCGAAGCAGGGCGGGCCATGGGGCGCGCCATCGCCGAAGCTTCCTGTCGGCAAGGGCGTCGGGATTCCGAAGCCGCCGCCGATGCACTTCCAGCCGCCCAACTTCTATCCGCAGGGCATGTCGGCGCAGAACCCGGCGGACCCGAGACAGAAGCACGGCGGCGCGGCGCGTGGCGCTGGCCCTGCGGTCCCGATCAATGCGAGCGGCGGTGAGTTCGTCATCGATCCGGCCGAGGTCTCGCGGATCGGCGACGGCAACGTCGATAAGGGCCACCTCGTCCTCGACAAGTGGCTCGTCAGACTCAAGAAGGAAGCCGCGAATACGCTCGCGAAACTTCCGGGGCCAGCCAAATGAAAAACCGACGCGGATTCCTCGCCCTCTTGGGCCTCGCCGGACCGGCCGCCGTCCTGGCGCCGAAGGCGATGTTGGATAGTGGGAAAGCAACCCACACACTGACGGTCGCCGAGATGCCGATGCATCCGCCCGTGCCCGCCTTCATTGGGAACCTTGTGCAGGGCGGCGAGCCGATGCGCTACCTCGGGCTCGCGCAGCTCAAGAACGAGGGCGGCATCGTCGATCCCTGCCACTCGCATGGCTCATGGCCCGATCCGGGGTGGCCGATGACCGAGCGTAAATGGGACGACCCATGGCCGAAGCGGGAGGACGAGGCGTGAAAGACTTTTCGCGCGAACACGAAGCGGAGCTGCGATCGACGGCGCCTCGCACGCCGATCCGCTTGGCCGACGACGACGACGAGCTGGGCATCCTCGACATGTGCAGGCTTATGCACCGCGAGCAGCCGTACCATCCGCTCAACATCGGCAAGGTCGCCGCGATGGTGCGCCTCGCCATCCACCAGGGGCCTGAACGGAGAGGCATCCTCGGCGTGATCGGCGAGCGCGATCATCTCCGCGCTGCGATCTTCCTGCTGATCGAACCGATCTGGTACAGCGACGACTGGCAGCTTCTTGAATTTTTCAACTACGTCCGGCCCGAATATCGGCGTCAGGCCTACGCCCAAGACCTCATCGCTTATGCGAAGCGATGCTCCGATCAGATCGGCCTCGACCTCACCGTCGGCGTGTTCTCGAACGTCCGGACCGAGGCGAAGTGCCGTCTCTATCGCCGCTGGTTGCCGCAGATGGGCGCGTTCTTCTGCTACGCGCCCCCGAACCGGAAGCCCTTCGCTCAACGCCTCGCGGATATGCCGACTGCCAATAGCGTCGCTGCGGAGTAGCCATGGGCTCGAAGGGCGGGACCACTCAGCAAACGTCATCCTCCTCGGGGCCGCCGCCTCAGGTAATGGCTGAGTATCAAGGCCTCGTCGACCGCGCCACCAACGTCGCGAATCAACCCTATCAGCCCTACCAGGGCGAACTGGTCGCCCCGCTGACGAGCCAGACAGAGCAGGGGCTCGGGGGAATCAATCAGTACGCGAACGCGGCGCAGCCCTATCTCGGTGCGGCGGGGGCGCTGACGATGGGGGCGAGCGCTCCCGTCAACCCCGCGCAATTCCAAGGCATGGGTAGCCTTAGTCCTTTCATGAACCCGTTCACGTCCTCGGTCGTTGACACGACCCAGGCCGAAATGAATAATCAGAACCAACAACAGGCCCAGTTCTTAAATTCCGCAAATATTTCTTCGGGGGCTTTCGGCGGTGACCGCGCCGGTATCGGTCAATCGATTCTAGCGAACCAGCAACAGCTCGCCGAAGCGCCGACGATCGCGGGCCTGAATCAGGCGAACTTTTCGCAGGCGATGCAGGACTGGACGGGGCAGCAATCCACCAACCTCGCGGCGCAGCAAGCCAATCGAAGCGCCCAGCTCGCGGGCGGCGCTCAGCTCGGGCAGATCGGCTTGTCCGCGCAGGAGGCGGGCCTCCAGGGCGCACAGGCCAACATCCAAGCGGGCACCATCCCGCAGCAGGAACAGCAGCTGATCGATAACGCCGCTCAGCAAATGTACCAGCAGGGGCAGGCGTATCCGTTCACGACGACGGGATGGTTGGGCAATATTATCGAGGGAGTTGGAGGCCAGTCCGGAGGCCAGAGCCAGACCACTTCGCCGGGGCCAAACTCCATCACCCAAGGGCTCGGCGCGGCTTCGCAAGGCGTGGGCCTTCTCACCAGCCTCATGTCGCTCTCGGACGAGCGGGCGAAAGAGAACGTCGAGGAGATCGGCAAGACCTACGACGGGCAGAACATCTACCGCTACAATTTCAAGGGCGACCCGCGCACCCAGATCGGCTTGCTGGCGCAGGAGGAGGCCTATCACCATCCTGGCGCTGTCCAGCGCGTTGGCATGGGCGATCTGCTTGGCATCGATTACCACTCCGCGACGGACGACGCGGCCGAGCGCGGCCATTACGCCGACGGCGGCGCGCCGGATCAGGGACCGCCTCCTGGCGGCATGACGCAGGGCGTCACGCAGGGCATCCAGCCGCAGCAGCACCCCCAAGAGATGTCTCCCGGCCAGACGCTGATGTTTACGGACCCGAACGCGGGCGCGCGCCTCGGCATGGGCTCGTTCGGCCTCATGGGCGGGACCAGCCAGCATCCCTTGCCCGAGACCGCGTACTCTGGGCCAAGCCGCCCACCGTCGAGCCCGGTCCCGTTGGGCGCGAACGAGGGGAGCACCTTGTCTCCTCTCGGCAGCCACTTGCCTTCGATCTTCCCGAGCCAACCCCAGAGCCAAGGGAGCGGCGCGGCTTTCGGCGGGCGGATTGGCTTCGATGATGGCGGCGGCATTGATGACAGCGCTCCGACTGCCGCGCCCACCGGCTTGTGGGGCTCCATGTTCGGCAGTCCGGAGCGGCGCGCGGCTCAGCCGCAATCGCGTGGGGCCTTGCTGGGCATGGGCGGCTTTCGGGACATGCCCGACACGACCCAGAGCATCACCGACGAGCGGGACGCGCCGACGGACCAAGCGTTTTGGATGAAGAATTATTATGAGCCGTCGAACGAGGGGAAATACATGCCCTCGCTGAGCGGCGTTGCGCCGGGTAGTGGGCAAGTGACTCCTTGGGACCCAACGGAGACGACTAGCTCGCTTGTCGTCGACGATGATGGAACCGAGGCGGGCTACAAGCCTTCATTCCAACAAGGCTGGCGGCCTCGGCCTTCGGGTCAGGCGGCCTATCGGCCTTCGCCAGTTCTTCACAATGAGTACGGGGACAATATTGGGCCGATGGGGCCGAATCTGCCTCGCGGTCCCACCGGCACCAGCGTCGATCCAGAGATGCCGTACCTGGGCTCTCATTTGCCGATCGCCCCCGGCGATCCCGGCTGGACGCCTCCGCCCTCACTGTCTGGGCCGCACAATCGGAAGGGAGACCCGGATCGGCCTGGGTATGGCAGGCCACCCATGCCGATGAGTGCCCGCGCGAGCTTCCAGGGCGGCGGCGCGCCGCAGTTCGTCAACGGCAACCCCGCATTCGGCATGGCCACTCCCGGCTTCCAGCCGGGGGTCGATCAACTGAACCCCCTCGCGGGCGTCAACGAGGCGGTCTTCGGCGAGGAGACCGCTGGCTCCAAGAATCCCTACTACGGGCTCGACTTCGACCAGATCGAAGCGATCAGCGGCGGGCAGTGGATGCCGCCGCAGACCGGCGCGCAGCAGCCGGACTATGGGAACCTCCAGAACTCGCCGCAGTTTGGCGCGGCCGAGTCCTCGCTCTCGGGCTCGTTCGGTCTCCCCGGCTACACGCCTGGGTCGACGACGCTCGGCACGGGCGGCTCGGGTCCGACCGCCCCTGCCGCCAATGCGCCTGGAGGCGGCGGCTCCATGGGCGCGCCGACGATGGGCGGGATTGTCGGCGGCGCGAAGAGTCCTGGCGCGATGGGCGCGGCGGGCGCGACGCAAGGCGGGCTGTCTCGCGGTCAGCTCGCTAATGTTTTCGATCAATATTTCGGCGGCGCTTCGCCTGCGCAGACAGCGCCGTCTCCTATCCCCCCTGGTCATGCGCGTGGCGGTCGCATCGGGCGGCAGACGGGTGGCCCGACGGCGACAATGGCGCTCCCCATCAATCAGGGGCCGTGGGGCGTTCAGAGCGGCGGGAGCGGCGGCGGGACCCAGCCAGCGGCGAACAGCGGCATGGGCAGTCTCGGAGGCAGTGCGGGCGGGCCGTGGACGCAGATGATGGGCACCCCGAGCGCCATGAACCCGAGCGGCAACGCGGAAGTCGGCATGGCGAACTGGGCTGGGTTCTCAGGCCCGCAAGGCATGATGGAAGCGGACGCGGAGGGCTTTAGGGCCGATGGAGGAGGCGTGGACATGAACGGGCGCTCTGGCTTCCAACGCGGAGGATTCCCGCAGTTCACCACTTACCAGCCGACGGCGACCCCGGCGCGCAATCCTCCAACCTACAGCGCGCTCGACCTCTCGCACCTGTTTGGAGGCGGGCAGCAGCAGCAAGCGCCTCGCGCTATCCAGATCCAGCGCCAGCTCGGGCAGGCGCGCGCGAAGGCGGCGGTCCAGCGCGGCATGGTGCAGCCTCGCGTCATCGCGCGGGACCCGGTGACGGGCGAGCATCACGACATCACGCCGCAGCCCGATCATCCCTCGACCGCGCGCTATCCCGGCTGGCCGACTCCTGGGCCGGGAACAGCAGCTCCTGATGGCTTACCGATGACTGCGCCGCGATCGGTCGCGCCGGTAGGAGGTCAGGCTCCTCAGTCCATGAGGGGTCCGCTGCAACTGAGTTCGCGCGGTCCTGGCATGGGCTATCCGGCCAGAGGCATCGTTCCAGCAGAGGCGGCAGGGACGCCTGAAGCGGGGACGCTGACGAATGCGGCGTTTCGGTACCCCATGCCGAAGCAAGAGTTCCCCGCGAGATCCGCGCCTCTTTATGAGGGCGGGCGCGGCCTGACGACGACCGCGCCGCCGCTTGAGGGCACGCAGGAGTGGAACAAGCCTTCGACCAATGTCGAAGAGCCGATGGACAGCCGCGAATTTCAAGAGGCTCCGACTGGGCGACCGCTGGCCGCGCCGAGGCTCGTTGGCGCCGATCCGATGGGACAAGGTCACAGCTTGTTGGCGCCGCACTCGATGCAGGCGCTCCCGCCGCCGTCGGGCGATGAGGCCCCCATGCACACGGGCTGGGACGTCGACCTCCCCGGCATCTTCCGAGGCGGCGGCCAAGGGATCACCGAGGCGCGGGGCGGCCGGGTTCCTCGCTACTATGGAGGCCGGATCGGCCGCGATGACGGCGGCTCGATCCCGATCGGCGGCGGCGAAGGCAACAAGATGGAAGCGCCGAGCGGCTTCGATCCCAGCAAGGTCGATTGGAGCGTCTTCGACCAAGACATGACGGGCGGTCAGTCGCCGTCAGTCAATACGTCCTACGGCCCGCAGCAGCCTTTCAGCGATATGAGCGATGAGCAATTCGCGCGCGAGCTTCAGGACGAGATGCGGGGCTCCCCCTCGGCGCTGGCCCCCAGCGGCGGCAGCTCCCCGCAGCGCATCCAGATGGACCCCAACGCAGTCGCCCAAACGCCCAGCTTCCAGGGCGCTGGCGGCGGAGGCGGCGGCCCGCACTTCACCCAGGTTTCCAACATGGGTGGGCCGCCGATCTCCGCGCTCGATCTCTCGGGGCATTACACGCCGACGACCGGCAACGCTCGCGGCGCGACCTATGTCCCCGGCGCTCCCGCGATCAGCCCGAACGCGCGCGCTCAAGCGCCGGAGCATCCTGCGATCACAACCATGCGGCATATCGTGCGGACGCATGA